ATGTTCTCGCCTTTTTCGTGGATACTTTATTACCACTCCCCCCTTGGTGCTTTTCGACAGATCAGGTTCGACCGTCAGGGTCCTCAAGACCCCTGGCGCAAAAGAACCGCATAGAGAATCTGTCACAGAACTTTGTTTAGGGGGTTGACATTGTCATTTTTTTTGTGTAACTTCGCATCACTCCTCGTGCGAGATTCTCAAGGTTACACTGCGCGGGGGGCTGGGGGCCCCCACTTGGTAACCTAAGCAAATAAGAAACCTCGTTTAGGTTTTTTTTTTGGCTATACAGTGTTGACTGTGTTACTCAGTTAGTAGGTGAATACGGGGATGCTGTGTCTTGTTGAGAGATTTGCTTTGTATGCAGTTGAGAGACAGATAGTTGCATTATCTTAGCAATATGAGACTCAAGAAGTACCAGAATGGGGGGAGACCTTCTCCTTCGAACAGAGATGCCATCCCTCAGTACTCGTCTATGGAGGATTACATGTCCCTATCCCCGTATGAACGTGGTGGGAGTGGCGCTGTAGAGAACACGTTTGGTCCAGAAGATTACATCTTGGGGGCTTTCCCGTTGGCTAGGGCTCTGTCCCCTGCAGCTAAAGCTATTGGGAAGTACTTGGGGTTGGGGAAGAAGGCTGCTAAACCAAAACTCATGTATGATCAGTTTGGTAGGGTAACTAATCCCGAAATACAAGCGGCTCAGAAAAAAAGAACGGCGGCAATGATGGACAAAGCCCGAACGAATAAGCTTGCTTTAGAGTACCGACCCAAATCAGGAGGCGAACAGTTCTTCTTTGACGGTACTGTTGACAAGCTAAGAAAGAAGGGTATGTCAGAAAAAGATATTCAGCGCTACATGATGGACAACGGCAGTAGGGCTCAATATGAAGCAGAGCTTGCAGCTTCCACTAAAAATCAAGACAGAATACTAAACATATTAGAATCGGAGGATCGGCTTCAAGACATTGTCAATCCCGCATCGCCTTTCAGAGATGGCCCTATGGGTCCAATCAACATGAACAACAAGGGTGGTAGAATAAAGAAATAATGAGACTGAAGTATCAGAACGGGGGTCGTCCAGGGGGTGACCAGACATCAAGTCTATTGTTCCCTGTCATGTCAGAGAATTTCCCTAGCGGAGTCCCATTCATGGACTCTGACATACTCGAGAACTACCTTGTTTCTTCTAGAGGTGGCGACGCTAGTCTTTGGAGAAATGCAGCAAACAGGATTGCATTCCATGAATCGGGTCCGCAACAAAGGATGAGCCCGACAGCAAGACAGATATCTAGTGGTGGAGGTCGAGGCCCAGGCAGAGGGATGTTTCAGTTCGAAGACAACACTGCGTCAGGGTCTTTCGACACTGCAAAAAAAAGATACAAGAACATCTTAGAGTCAGTTCAAGGCGCTTTAGGCGATGTAGCTCTAGACCCTGAGATATTAGAGGCTGAAAATGCAGACGAGCTCAATGAGAATCAGCAAAGGGCTTTGTTCTATGCAAATCTGATTGAAGGTCCTGCTAAACTATCTGACTATGTATCAGGAAAACTACCGTTGGCTGATTTGTGGTTGCAAGGTCATAAAGGAGTAGAGAAAAAAGGGAACAGAGAAAGCTTTGCTCAAAGCATGAGAGCCGCAGATAGATTCGATTTTGACAACACAAGAAGGACTGTTGATATGGGAGATGAGATGGTGCAAACAATCATGAACTCGAGACAAAACGGAGGGAGGATTGGTAAGAAAATCAAAGTGTTGAAGAAAGAAGGTCGACCACACGATCAAGCTGTAGCCATCGCACTGTCTATGAGAGACCGAGGACAGCTATGAAGAGCAAAAAGCGTAGAGCCAAAGGCATGCTCCCGAAGAAGCGGCGCATGTACCAGAACGGTGGTGGCGTCGGAGACCCCCCACAAGGTACTATCACCCCGCAAGAGGCTTTGATGCGGGCACTGCAACCTGACAATCAGTTCAGGTTGACTGGTGGGGACGCCCCGTTCCGTACCATCAAGCAGGAGCAAGACCGTATGACAGCAGAGACTGTCGATGACAGCATGTTTGAGATGGCTAGGTTTGTACCTGGTATAGACGTGTTGATTGATTCTGCCGAGCTAGCTAAAGTAGCCGCTACAGGTGAGGACTTCTACGGGGAGGAGCAAGACCCAGCTATGTTCGCTGGTATGACGGCGGCGGGGTACCTCATCCCGAACATACTTGAGAAGCCGCTCAAGTCCGCATGGAGGGCCGTGAAGAAGTTCCCCGCGAAACTACCCAAGAGAGAATTCCGTGAACTGCCTACTGAGAACAGAGAGGCTGTCTTGCAGAACCTAACTCAAGCTCATGAGGAGGCGTATCCAGAGGCTGTAGATTTTACAATGGGTGATGCCAATCCAAACCCAATGAACGTTCGCCAACTCCCGTCTCTTATGTCAGGGAGCAAACTTGAAAACGCGGTAGGGAAGGACGGGATGGTTCAAGTGAGTCAGATTGAAAACCTTATCAACAGCAAGGATATCTCTGCCGCAGAGCGGGAGGCTCTGCGAGACGCCCTGTTCAAGTCTCGTGTCCAGCAGGGAGAAGCATTGGGCCTAGAATCTGGCGCGCCGCTCCCTGATAAGATTGACTACCTGAACTTCAAGCGGGCAGGTATGGGGAATATGAATCGTCCTTTCAGTGTCGAGGAGAGTAACCAATACGCAGACTACGGATTGGGCAATCTAGGATACTCGTTTGATGCAATTCCTTCGTTAGAGAAACAGGGTCTAGAGGCTCGTACCAACCTTATCCGCACCAGAGACCCTGAGCTGCAGTCTACTGAGTACGGTCACTTTGGGGAGGACGTCATCGGGCACTACCGCACCTTCGAGCGCCCTGACGAACGAGGGGTGCTGTACATCTCTGAGCTGCAGGCCGACCCACTGCAAGCGCGTGGACCTAAAGGGCAGAAGACGGTGGCGTTGGATGTCAGCAAGCCCGTTGATGTTGACGCTCAACTAGAAACCGCTAGGATTCAACTAGAAGCAGCCGAAAAACATCTAGCGGAAGTTCGCGCTGGAGCCCCGTACAACCCACAAAAAGTATACGGTGCTGAGGGTCTACCTACAGGTAGGGGCTCCTTGGATGACCCTAGAGGAATAAGCGCAATCAATAAATCGGAGGCTCTAGGAGCCGATGATATAACGGTGTTGAGGGAAACGGATTTAGAGGCCCTCACCCCTATGGCTAGAGCGAAGAGGGAGGCAGACTTCATGGCCCCCACTGAGCAGCTAATCAGTTTCATGGATGAGCACAAGCGCTACATCCAAGCCCTAGAGGGTGGATATCGCGGTGGTCCGAATCCTAAGCAAGCTAGCCTCATCAAGAACCAAGACCAGTTCCTTATCTCTCACATCCTAGAGCGAGAAGCGAAGGGGGCAGACAAGCTCCGCTTCCCGACGGGGGAGACGACAAGCAAGATTCAAGGGTACGGGGATATTCAAAGGAATGTGCAGCGTGCCGAAAGAGACCTAGATACTGAGCAGCGTGCGTTAGACGGCTTGATGGCAGAGCGTGATATGTTTGGGAACTCCGTACCGACTCGCCTTGCCAATCGAGTTGAGGGGATGGGTCTGAAGAACAGAGATTACGGAGAAACACTTGATTACTTAGGAAGGGTGAGGGCTTCTAGGACAAGAGCACGCGCATCGAGAGACTTGGATTCTGATCCTGTAATACAGTACAATAAGATTGCCGTAGAAAAGTTTGATAACGACGCCCTGAAGCTAGCCTATAAGGAATTTAAAGATCAAGCTGCGGCTGATGGTCAGAAGCTAAATGTTGACGCACCAGGATTTAAACAAGCAGTACAAGCTAGGGCCACCTCAATCAAAACAAATATTCACACGTACAGCACGTACATAGAGAGGATAAAGAGTCAGAAAGAACACCTCGCTCGAGTCAACGCCTCCACCCAAGCCACTCAAGGCATTATGAAAGGTTACGACCGCCTCCCGAAAGCTTTGAAGAAGCACGGGTTGGATGCCACCAAAGTCACTGACGATGTCGGCAACAGTTGGTGGGAGGTAGATATCCCCGCTCGCCTCGGAGAAGGTGTAGGGGAGATTCGTGCCTATAAGAGCGGTGGTAAGTTTAGAATCCTAAAAAAGTAACATGTACGAAGAAGAAGATTGGGACACCCCGACATTCCTAGACAAGAAGAAACTCGAAGAAACAGCGGGGAAGATAAAGAGCGGGGAGATATCTTGTAACATAGACTCCCCAGAGGACTGCGAATCCTGCAGCGGGTAATCATATTATATTTGTAGTATGGCAACACTAACAGTATCTCTGACTGAAGAGCTAGAGCTGAACGGGAAGAATCGCGGGGGGGAGCATACATTCAGTATCTCAAGCGTAACACAGGCATACACCCGCGTGGTGACGTGCCCAGCCAATAACGATACCACCGTAGCGACATTCCAGACGGCAGTGCATACTGCAGACAACGCCATCGATCTCGAAGACACCAAGTACATACGAGTAACGAACTTAGATTCTAGTAACGAAGTCGTGCTTTCCCTTCAGATATCTAACGATGAAGACGGGGCAGCTGACGGGAGTACCAGTATCTTGCTTGCTGCAGGGCAGAGTTACATGATGGGGGTACCGCATGAAGGCATCGCGTGTGACGACGATGCTGCCACCCCGATTACAGACACTGCTTTGCACGATCTAGAGTCTATCATCGTAGACCCTAAGACCAACTCCGTTAGCGTAGAGGTCTTCGTAGCTAGCTGATGAAAAAATGAGACTTCGTAAAGACCCTGTAAAAAAAATGCTTCGTAAACAGGAGCGAGAAACACGAAAATCTCAGCGAAAGTACGAGCGAAAGTCAAAGAAAGCGATGAGACAGGGCCTTCGCCGACGCTATCAAAATGGAGGCAGGGGGCCAGGTGGGTTCTTGAGGAGGACGCTTGCTGATGGCGTCCCTGATTACATGAAGAAGAGGTTGAGCACCGATCCTTATCGGGAGGATATAACGACCAACCGAAATGACGGTTATAGTCAATATCAATCTAGAGGTCACGGTCTTGCACTAAAAGAGCTTGTCCAGATTTTAAAAACTGCGGGGAAGGGGCAAGAAGGAAAAAAAGTTATTGGAATTCCTACAGGTCGGCAATATGAAGACTTTGCTTTCAGGCAGCACCGAGGCGATTACACACCAAGTGGAGAGCTAAAGGGGGAGCACAGTTTTTCGTTTCAAAAGAAAAAAGACGACTTCGAAAAGACTTACAGTCAGCACAAAGGAGAGTTCAAGCAGGACCAAAGTGGCGGTAAGAGAAAGACCGTAAAAATCGGTGGCGAGGACTTGAATATGCCGCAAAGGTTACTTCCCCGTCTTTTATTGGAGCGGTACAAAGTCAAGTCCAAGTACGATCCCGAAGGTGAACTCATTAAGAGGATTACTACTTCTCGAGATAGCGGTAGGGAGGTAGAGCGCTTCCCGACTCGTGCGGAGTTAGAGGCTATTATAGCTGATGACATTCGAAGAGCTCAGTTACAGAATGGGGAGTAAAGGCTATTTTAACCCCAGACTAAAGAAATTCAATGAACTTAAAAGAACCAAGCTTGCAGCTCGAGGTAGTACGCTTCAGCAGCGAGAAAGACAGCACCAACGGCCTACTGTTCGATATCACAGGGGACCATCGTGAGTTTTTATGTTATACACTAGAAGATGAGCTTAGAGAACAAAAAATCAAAGGGGATACTAGAATCCCTGAAGGAGAGTATGACATCACGCTACGCACGTTTGGTGGATTCCATAATCGATATCAAACACGATTCGCTGATATTCATCTGGGAATGCTGTGGGTACGTGACGTCCCTGAGTTTTCGGATATACTCATTCATTGTGGAAACACTGACGAAGACACGTCGGGCTGTCTCCTCGTGGGTGACTCGCAAGAAAACAACCAAGTAAAGAAGAACGGGTTTATAGGGCACTCCACCCGCGCGTACTTCCGACTCTACCCCCTGGTAGCCAACCAGCTCCGTGACGGGAACCGCGTTACCATCAAGTACACTGACTTGAGTTAAGACTCCAGCCTGTTGTAGAAGCGCTGTACCATCAGCCGTCCTTTCTGCGAGAGGGCATACCTCACTCTATAGTTGTACTTCGTCTCTTCTCGGAAGAGGTGGTCCTCACGAGATTCAGACAAGGTCTTCTTCTCGAAGTGCTTGTATAGATACCCCTCTCGAACCATGGGGTATACAATCCTATCAGCAAGTTTATCCTTGTACATCCCGTAGTCTTTGGATGCAAAGTCTAGAGTCCAAAACTCTAAATCGTAGCACCAAAGCAGGAAGTATAGCTCCGTTTGATACAAGTCGTGTTGCTTCTGACACCATAACAGGTTCTCTCTCAGGCGCTTGAGGTGGTTCTTTTTTACGTATTTTTGAGGTAGAGGGGACATGTCCCGAAACATCCTCTTCTTACTTACAGTACTTCGCGGCATGGATAACAGAGAAAAGTTTTTGATGGAGGTTCAGAAGCTGCATATCTTGCTTGAGGCCATCACTCAAAAGTACGATATGGAGGACGAAGTGGTGAACATTATGCTGACGGGGATGCTCGATACCGATGACATGGGGGAGCCAGTACTAAAGGCCGTATATAGCTTGAATGTAGATAACGAAGAGCTTTTGATGGAGGCTCTAGATTTCTTGCACTTCTCTTACAGCGCCCCAATAGACATAGATGAGGATTTTTATTCTGAGACCTGGTACTTGTCTATTCTCGACGAATTGAACGATATTGACCCATCTCTGAACTGATGGAAGGGTTGATACGAAAGATTGTGATCGGGAGGGACCCGAAGGACGCCATGGCTTATTACGTTGGCATGCGGGCTGGTAGCGGGAAGGTAGCAGCCATAGTACTTGACGACGCGCACTTGCATCGCTATGGGAAGATGCGATACTTAGTCTATCTCGATATAGACGACGCACAGGTGCTGTGGAAGGCTATCGACGATATGCCTTGTATACTTGAATACGATTTAAATTTTTAATTATGGAAGAAAACCTTTTTACCGAAGGCGGGGAGTTCCGAAAGCTAAACGGAGAGGACTACATCGGACCCTACCACGTACATCCCGAGACAGGACCCATGATAGGTCCGTATCATTTGTCGACACCACACGAGAGACTTATACCTATAGGTTCTAGACAGCCGTTCCGTCAGTCTATGAGTGCTCCCCCAACATTACCACCAAGTGGAGGTTCTAGCGGTGGGTCTAGTGGTGGATCTAGCGGGGGGTACTGATGAATATGCTGTACTACTTTGTCGTGGAGCTGCCTAGCAAGTTCCGCGACAAAATCGACTTCGCTGATACCACGCTGAAGATTGATACTAAGTTCAACGAGTTTGAGCACAGAGTAAACGAAGGGGAGGTCAAGCATATCCCGCTGAAGTTCGACACCCCAGTAAAACCTGGGGATACGCTATACTTCCATCACAACGTAGTGGTAAACGGAGGGATGCCGTTTGCTGATTACAAAGACCAATACCTAGTTAGTTTCGACCCGAAGGTGGCTGTCAATAGCCACGCCTATGCCTACAAGCCGAAAGGGACAGACGAGCTACTCCCGCTAGAGGGGTGGAGCGTACTAGAAGAGTCGTTTGAAGCCGAGGTGGAAGAGGCTATGTTCGAAGTGGTAGAGTTCAAAAAGAAGCCTCGCACTACGGGGGTGGTGGCCGCTATGAGCGATCAGATTGCAGAGCTAGGGTTATCCGTGGGGGATACCGTGGGGTTCAAAGAAAACAGGGACTACGAGTTCAAGGCCAACGACAAGGTTTACTTCCGTACCCGAGTAGAGGACTTGCTCTATGCCGTCTAAGAAGTTTACTACGCTGGATGCAGCGAAGCGCTTGATGGGGAGTATGGAAGTCGCCATCGACAATATGATCGAGGAGATCAAAAAGCCCGTAGACTCCGAAGTAAACGGGAGCGCTAGGAAAGCGGAGTTGCAATCCATCAAGCAGACAGCCGTGGACTGTAAAGAGCTTCTGGTTGAAAGGCAGAAGTTGGAGCAGATGATGAAGGACCTTACTTTGGGGGGCGAAGTCTCTGAGGGCAAGGACTACACTGGGGGGTTCGCAGAAAAATTCAGTAAGAAATAGTTATGCGGACATGTAAAGTATTCCTGATACTACTTTGGGTTACCTCTCCACTGTACTCGCAGTGTGACTTAGAGATACTCGATGTAGACCTCATCGGAGGGAGTGTAACGATTGCGTTCAACAACACCGAGAACTGCGGGGGTACGGCAGGTCCAGATGGGGTGGCCGAAATCCAGTTTGGGTTCCAAGCTTTAGATAGCGATTGCAATGCTATGAACCAGGGGTGGGACTTCCCCTCTGGGTTCTCTATACCTGATGAATCCAATCACCCTGGCTGGCTGTACTCTGCCACCAGTATGGAAAGTGCAACTAACTGGACGAACCTATACGACGAGGCTATCGACCCCCCATACTACACTGGGGATACCATAACATTCCCTATATACAATCAGTATCAAAGCGATTGTGTAGACGGGCCTTTTGCAGCTCAACTGTACTGCAATGTTGAAGGGGGTATAGAGTATTGGTTGAGCTTAGACCTGAGCGTACAGGTTGTAATCTGGCAGATTACTTTCGGCCCCACTATGTATGCCGAAGACGGGGGTTGGGCAGAGGTAGGCATCAATGGGGATGGCACTTCCACGGGGAATGGTGTATACGACGACGATAACTGGGTGGATAACTGGGTGGTGGTAGGTCCTTGTGGATGCCCGATACCTGAGGTTATCGTAGACACGGTTTATATCGAGCTCCCCCCAGATACTGTCATTGTGGTAGAGTACGATACAATACCAATCCCAATCAATTGGTACTTCTACGACACCACCTATATATACTCCACTGACACGCTCTATCTAACTGAGTATCTTACAGATACAATCTACGAGACTGAGTATGTATACGATACAACCTGGGTGGATAACTATATATACGACACAACCTATGTATATATACTGGATACCCTGCTATCCACAGAGTATGTTTATGACACCACCTATGTATACCTATTGGACACCGTACATGAGTACATAGTCCAAGAGCTGTGGTTGGATTGCGCTACGGGTCTCCCATGTGACGACCAGCCAGGCGTAGACGAGTGCGAAGAGATGGTGGTGTTCGTGCCTAACGTATTTACCCCAAACAACGATGGCGTAAACGATAGCTTCTACGCTCAACAGTCTGACCCTAGCTGTTGGAATGATTGGAGCATGACCATATACAACAGGTGGGGTGGGGTAGTTTTTCAAACCGACGACCCAGAATACGGTTGGGACGGGAGCTATAACGATGGGGGGCACTACGTTCCTGACGGAGTTTACGCTTGGGTGATTAAGGCCAGCTCATACTCTGGTAGAGGGATAAGTATAGAGGGGACAGTACAGATTTTTAGATGAGCGTTTTAATTGATGTCAAAGGCTATGAAGAGAAAGCAGTGGCGATATGTCCCAACGGCACGCATGGTGACCACATCGAAATCGGTGGCATTCTCATTGTCCTTCCAAAGCCCCCTAAAGTCAAAGACATCCTCTACCAGAATCTACCCATCAAGGATCAGTACTGGCGGCGAGCTGATCTACCCAAAGAGATATCGCGTATTCGTTCTATGGATGAGTGGGCGGAGATGCCTCGGGAGTTTCGAGAAAAGTTTCGTCCATATATCGAAGAAGAATTTCGCCGTCGGCGTGAGGGCGTTTGGTTTTATAACCGAGGTGACGCTACATACATCACGGGGCGTCACTACATGATGCTGCAGTGGTCGGTGCTAGATATCGGCCACCCCTACTACCTTGAGTTTCAAAGAGATATATTCTTACATTTGGCTGCGTGTGAGGCAGACCCTCGTTGTATTGGACAGTTATATACCAAGTGCCGTAGATCAGGATATACAAACATATGTTCCTCAGTCATAGTTGACGAAGCTAGCCAGGTTAAGGACAAGCTGCTTGGGATACAGAGCAAGACGGGTAAAGACGCACAGGAGAATATCTTCATGAAGAAGGTGGTCACTATGTTCCGCAAGTACCCGTTCTTCTTCAAGCCCATTCAAGACGGCACCACCAACCCGCGTATGGAGCTAGCCTTCCGTGAGCCTTCTAAGAAAATCACGAAGAACAACAAGACGGCTGTGGTGGGGGACGCCTTAAATACGGTCATCAACTGGAAGAACACCACGAACAACGCCTACGACGGAGAGAAGCTACACTTACTGTATTTAGACGAAGCGGGGAAATGGGAAAAACCCACCGACATAAGAGAGGCTTGGAGGATTCAGAGGACCTGTTTGATCGTAGGAAGAAAAATCGTGGGGAAGGCCATGGTCGGGAGCACCGTAAACCCCATGGCAAAAGGGGGGAGCGAGTACAAAGATTTATGGGGGGACTCGGACCCGCAGGAGAGGAACAAGAATGGGAGGACTAGGTCAGGGCTGTACAGGCTTTTTATCCCTGCTTACGAATCGCTAGAGGGTTTTTTCGATTGCTATGGGAGGCCCATAGTAGAGGACCCAGAAGAACACGTAGAAGGCATCGATGGGGAGTACGTTCATATGGGGGCCAAGACGTTCTTGAAGAACGAAAGGGAGAGCCTAAAGCACGACGCCTCGGAGCTCAACGAAACCATCCGCCAGTTCCCGTTTACTACTGACGAAGCCTTCCGAGATAGTATCGATGGGAGCCTGTTTAATATTGGTCAGATATACGAGCAAGTGGATCACAACGACAACCTCTTCCCCAACCCCGTAGTTACGGGGCAGTTCACTTGGAAAGGTGGGGTGGAGGATACCGAGGTCGTCTTCACCCCAGATGCCAAAGGGAGGTTCAAGGTGGCTTGGATGCCGCCACCTGAGTTAAGAAACAAGAAGGCTAATGACCGAACCAAGAGAATCGCTCCTCACCCTCACCTTGGTTGTGGGGGGGTGGACAGCTACGACCTCGATGCTACTGTTGATGGAAGGGGATCTAAGGGTGCATTACATCTATACAACAAGTTCAATATGGAAGTACCTGCTAACATGTTTGTTCTTGAGTACGCTTCCCGTCCACCGCTGGCTTCCATTTTTTACGAAGACGTGCTTATGGCGGCGGTCTTCTATGGGTATCCAATACTCATAGAGAACAACAAGTATGGTATAGCCAGGTACTTTGAGCAGCGCGGATACGACGGGTACTTGATGGATAGGCCGCAGCACCTGATGAGCACTAGCGCAAAGGTCAACGTAAAGACCAAGGGGATACCGTCTAACTCGGTCGATGTAATCCAATCTCACGCCCAAGCTATAGAGGCTTTCGTCCACGACCATGTCGGAATCAATAGGGAGACTGGGGAAGTGGGGAGCATGTATTTCAACCGCACCCTAGAGGATTGGATTGGATATGACATCAGCAACAGAACCAAGTTTGACTTGACTATCAGCTCGGGCCTAGCTTTGTTAGCAGCACAGAAAGTAAAGGTCAAAAAGAAAGAGTCTAACTTCAAGGAGCAGCAGTTCTTTAGGCGGTATAAGGTGAGGGGTTGATTTATTATATTTGTGGGTATTAATTACTTGACCCCACATGTATAACAGTAAGAGTGACCAGTCAGGTGGTTTCCCCGATCCCTTGGCCCCATACGAGGAGAAAATCTCTAAAGAGTATGGGTTGAGGTACGCTAAGGCCATAGAGGGCCAGTGGGGAAATACAGACAGCACGTCGTCAACTTACGGGGGTAGGAAAAACATTTTTGCTCGTAACAGAGACTACGCTAACGGAACTCAAGACACGAGTATATATAAGCAGCTCTTGAACGCTCTCGACCCGAATAGCGGGGATGGGAGCTTGATGAACTTAGACTTCACATCTGTTCCTATCCTACCTAAGTTCGTTCGTGTCGTAGTCAACAAGATTCTCTCTCGCAACCCATACCCAAACCTTGAGGCTGTGGATCCGCTTTCGTCTTCTGAGAAGAACCGAGAGAAGAACAGGATTAAAAACCAGATTAAGTTGCGCCCACAGCTACAGAAGCTGAAGGAGCTAACAGGAGAGGTCTTGGTGGGGGAGGACCCCGACACTCTCCCAGAAACTATCGAAGAGGCAGAAATCTTGATGGACACCAACATCAAGACCGATGCAGAGATTGCGGCCCAGGTAGCCACGGATATGACCTTGTCTTGGAACAACTTCGAAGACAACACCTTCCGTCGCTGCGTTAATGATCTCGCGGCCCTGGGCATGAGCGTAGTCAAGCGCACTAACGATAGCAACTACGGGATTCGGGTGGAGTATGTAGACCCCGTGAACTTCGTACACAGCTACACTGACGACCCCAACCTCGACGACATCGTATACGCGGGTTGTGTCAGGGAAATCCCTTTGCAAGAGCTGAAGCGCTTGGCGGGGGACCAGCTCACGGAGCAAGACTTGCAGAAGATTACGAAGAACGCCAAGCGTGCTTCTTCGAATCGCTCTATGAAAGCCCCCTACTACCCATCTAAAATTGACAAGAGTCAGTACGGGGGGTATACGGTGGAGGTCTTGGACTTCGAGTTCAAGTCTGTCGACTGCATGCACTTCGAAGAGAAAGAAAACCGCCACGGCAATACGGGGTTCTTCTTCGAGGGGATGAAGTACAAGGAGCGTGCAGGTAGCGTATACGAGCGCACCCCGCATAAGATGGAGGTGGAGACAGTGTACTCAGGTATGTACATCCTCGGTACTGACCACATCTTGAACTACGGTCGTACAGCCAACGTACCTAAGAACATCCACGATATCTCTCGTGCCAAGCTTTCTTTCTCTGCCGTCGCGGTCAACCTCAACGACCAATTGCCTAAGTCTATGGTGGACAGCTGCGTCGGCTTTGCCGATATGTTGCAGCTCACCCACTTGAAGCTCCAGCAGGCTATCGCCAAAGCCAAGCCCGATGGGTTGGTAATCGATATCGAAGGGTTGGAGAACGTACAGCTCGGGAAGGGTGGGGAGTTGCAGCCTTTGGAGCTCCACGATATCTACGAGCAGACGGGGGTCTTCTACTACCGCAGCAAAAACCCTGAGGGAGGGTTCCAGAACCCGCCAGTACGAGAAATCGGTAACAGCATCCGCAACATCAATGAGTTGATTACGCTGTACAACCACTACTTGCGTATGATTCGCGATACTACGGGGATCAACGAAGCGGTCGATGCTTCTACTCCGAAGAGCGACGCCCTGGTTGGGGTTCGGGAGCAAGCCATCGCAGCCAGCAACAACGCCACTTACGACGTTACCAATGCGGCCATGATGCTGTACAAAAAGGTCTGTCAAGACGTCGTGAAGTGCTTGCAGATACTCCCCCCAGAGTCGGTCATCTTCAAAGCGTATGAAAACGCCATCGGGGAAACCAATATGGGGGTGCTGTCTTCTTTCAGCGACCTACCTATGTACAACTTCGGGGTGCAAGTGCAGCGAGAGATGGAGGACAAGGACAGGGTGTACTTGGAGCAGAACATCCAAATCGCTTTGTCACAGAAAGAGCTAGACCTAGAAGACGCTATGGCGGTGCGTGCTTTGAAAGACGTCAACCAAGCGGAGCAGTTGCTCATGGTTAGGCGCAAGAAGCGCATGAAGAAGCAACAAGAGATGGCTATGCAGAACTCGCAGATGCAATCCCAGCAGGCGCAGCAAGCGGCTATGGTCACTTCGCAAGCCAAGCAGCAAGAGATGCAGATGTCGGCGCAGCTAGACGCTCAGAAGATCCAGCTCGAAACCGAAGCTGAGATTGCTATCGCGAAGGTGAAGCACGAGATGCAGAAAGAGATTGAGCAAATGCGGATTATGAATCGCAGTGCAGAGAAGGGGGCGGACCAAATGGGTCGCTCGCAGATAGAGAAGCAGAAGGACGATAGGAAAGACGAGCGCGTGAAGAAGCAGGCTGTAGAGCAGAGCAAGCTTATAGCCCAGCGCAAGGGGGAGCGAGGAGCCTTGGAGGAGCAGGGGGCTAGCGGGTTTGACATTTCACAACTACTACAATAATGGCTAGTAAAGTAAATCTCGATGTTTCAGAGAAGCTGGACATCACATGTAGAAAGGGTGACACCTTTACTTTAAAGCTCTTGCTGAAAGACTCGGCGGGGACTGCGCTCACTTTGAGCACTTCGGGGTACGAGTTTCTTATGCAGGTCAGAGGCAGGCAAAAGGTGAGGGGGGACCGAAAATTAGTTATTGGTAGTGTAAACCGTGGCAGGGCTGCAGATGAAGGGATCAACTTTTCATTTGCCACTGACGACTCAGGGAACTTGACGATATCCGCTAGTGACTCCATTATGCGTCAAGTAACTCCAGGGCGTTACGTTTATGATGTGCAACAGATTCTTGATGGGGTTTCTACGACAATTTTGAAAGGGAACTTTACTGTAAACGATGACATCTCTGAAGCCCTCACCTAATGTCAACCACGATTACAGTAACTGATGGGACTACCGTAACGGTAACTCAGCCTGCGTCGAGCAGTATCTCTGTCTCTAGCCCAGGGGCTAAAGGCGATAAGGGTGATACTGGTGCCACAGGCGCGACAGGTGCCACAGGATCGACAGGATCGACAGGTGCGACAGGCCCTCAGGGTGCTACGGGAGCTCAAGGCCCTGCGGGTTCAAATGGTTCTGACGGTGCCGATGGTGGCACAAACATCGTTGTAGATAGCTCCCCGCAGCTTGGTGGGGATCTCGACGTCAATGGTAATGACATCGTAAGCACTTCGGACGGGGATATTGACATCAAGCCTAATGGAGACGGGAAGGTCAACATAGATAGCTCTAGCTCATCGAGTGGTGTAAAAATATCAGACGGTCATGTCGAGCTAAGAAGTGGCACTGGTAGCCCTGCAAAGATTGATTTCTACTGTGAAAGCTCTGCGGCACACAAGGTTACCGTCCAAGCTCCAGCGCATGCTGATTTTGCAGGAGACGTGCAGTTTACCCTACCTACGTCTAACGGTAGTAGCGGTCAGGTTTTGAGGACCGATGGGTCTGGAAACCTATCGTATGTAAACCAAACGTCTGACACTCAACTTAGCACGGAGGCGGTTCAAGACATAGCTGGTGCTATGTTCAGTAGCAATACCGAGAGCGGTATTACTGCAACCTACCAAGACGCTGATGGCACCATCGACTTAGAAGTCGGTAGTCTTACCGTAGCCCAGGGTGGAACTGGAGCTACTTCGTTTGCTGACAAGGCTGTTCTCATCACGCAAGACAGTGGCACCGATACAGTTGCGGCGGCTGCTATGTCCACCAACGGTCAGCTTTTAATCGGAGGTACTAGCGGACCTGCTGTGGCTACACTGACGGCTGGCAGTAACGTCACGATTACCAATGCTGACGGAGAGATTACCATTGCTGCCGCAGGCGGTGGCGGTGGTGGTGGCGGTGACATTGAAGGCGTTACTGCAGGTGACGGCCTCTCTGGTGGTGGCACCACGGGCACTGTGACCTTGAATGTCGGTGCGGCTCAGACGACAATCACTTCTATTATCAATAGTAGCCTGACAAAAATCGGGACGGCTACCGATCAGGAGTACGTTGACTTCAGCACCGCGAACGAGGTCAACACCAAGATCAATGATACCGAGAGGTTTAGTGTAACTGCGTCAGGGGCTAACATTACGGGGGACCTGTTGGTCAGCACCAACCTCACTACAAAGCTCAATATATTCTCTAAGACCGCAGACACAGACCTTAGTGTTCAAGGAGATGTTGTGAAAATCGGGACGGGTAGTACGACTGCGGGGGAGCTATGCTACTACAAGTCTGATGGGACTTGGGCTGCTGCTGATGCAGACGCCACTGCAACTGCGGGGGGCTGCCTTCTAGCTATCGCGCTGGGCACAGACCCAGATTCTGACGGTATGCTTCTTCGCGGCATGTTCACTTTAGATCATGACCCAGGTACCATCGCTGACGAACTCTATGTCTCTACTACGGCAGGGGACATTACTGGTACGGCCCCCTCTGGTAGTGGCGATGTCGTCCGCGTAGTGGGGTACTGCCTCGACAGCACGAATGGTCAGATTTGGTTCAATCCATCGAATGACTTCATCGTTCTTTCATAATGCCAGACATAGCATCATTTAACGCAATTGACGTGGGTAACATAGCATCAATCAACGGTCAAGATGTCGCCTCTGGAGGGGGCGCGTACAACCCCGTCTCTGACAGCGGGACATACACTGAGACAGTTCCTACTTCTGGCCTCATAAAGTTCGGTGGGATGAGGATGCAGGCCGCAGGAGTGAATGACTCTAGTGTAAATCAAGCAGCGTATGCGTATGGGGCGACCCCAGTTATGAATCTTTCGAGTGATAAAGACGGGACATACGTTAGAGTGGCAGAATCAAAGAGTGATTTTGTCAAGATTTGTTACGGAAGGTATATGGCTTATGCTATTACTGCTTCGGGTCAGCTATGGGAGATTGGCAATTCTGCACTCTATATAGAGGGTTCAGCTACTAACACTTGGCAACAAGTTACAGGTGTAGGAGACTCCGATACTGGTTGGACGGCTGCGACTGCTAGTTACGATGGCGCGTTGGGAATCAACAGCGGCAAGATGTATCACATAGGTGGAAACAGTTATGGTCATGCGGGAACGGGTAATACGACCGCGCAATACAGCAGTTGGGCTCAGGTTGGGTCTGACTCTGACTGGCAAGACGTTAAAAGAGGCAGGTTTTCCTCAATCGCAACTAAGACTAGTAGTAATGTTTGCTATGTGGCGGGAAGGAACCAATACTATAGGACTGGACTTGACACCAACAGTGGTAACACCACTAGCTGGACCGCAATCAACAGTGACAATTTTACGAATACGAACGTCACCTTCTTCACTGTCAATTATGACGGAGGCTTTTTGATACGCGGCGGGGAGGTATACGCTTGGGGAGAAGAGGACAGTAACGAAAGGTTCGGCTTGAACTCGTCGTCCGACCTGACGAAGCCGACCCAAACTGGAAATGTTGGGGGGAGTGCTCAAAGCGATTGGGTTCAGGGCTGTCTTACAAGTAATTCCATGCATCTCATTAATAGTTCGGGGGAGCTGTATCACGCAGGGGAAGGTGGCATGAATCGTCGAGGTGATGGAAACAGCACAGACAACAAAGATGGCAACTTTGTCCAGATTGGTAGCGACACAAGCTGGGTGAGAATAGAGGCCGATCCAACTGCTCAAGCGTCAACAGATTACGGTATTGCAGGTCAAAAAGGAAACAGGCTGTTGTATTGGGGATACAACCAGTATGGTGCGGTTATCGACGGGACTTTGGGTAACGTTTCTACTGCTACAGATATTTTGGGTCAAGACCTTGCTTCGGGTAACTATTGGCAGCCGTTCTTAAATTACGGGAGTAACACAAAGTTTGGAATTGCTGGAATCTATTAATTATGGCAACATATTCAATTACAATTACGTCTGAAGAAGACCTCGCAGAGCAGTGGCTAGACTCTAACGTCCCGCATATAAGTTTTGGATACAACGAGATTGAGCTCCAAGAATGCGTAGACAATGGTGATGGGACATACACTGCTACATACGAAAGCATGGTGTTGCCTTCAGACAGGACCTACACATACATCCACCCAGTTAATGGTGAAACAACTTATACGGTATCAGCAGGGGAATATGGCGTGAAGCCATAGTATTTATATTTGTGCGATGGCAAGCTCCACTTCAAATAGAGTAAAAAACCTGCTAAAAAAGCACGGTTTAAAGGGGGTCAACAAAGCTAAAGGCACACCTAGCCACCCTAAGAAATCACACATTGTATTGGCGAAAGAAGGGAACAAGGTGAAGTTGATTCGCTTTGGAGAGAAAGGGGCTAGTACAGCAGGGAAGCCCAAGGCAGGAGAGAGCGCACGGATGAAAGCCAAGCGCAAAAGCTTCAAGGCCCGCCACCGCCGCAATATCGCCAAGGGTAAGATGAGTGCCGCGTACTGGGCCAATAAGGTCAAGTGGTGCATGCTCCTCCCTATCTTGTCTCTGCAGGCTCAGAGCTGGGTAAACGTAAACTTCGTTTCCGATCAGTACCCTGACGAAAGCTCATGGGAGATACTGTCTGATACTAACGTTGTCGCCTCAGGTGTGGCAGAAGAGGTTCTGATAAACTTGCCCCCTGGACAGTATACGTTCGCAGCATACGATGAGTTTGGTGACGGGATATGCTGCCAATACGGGGAGGGGTTCTTTACCCTAACCAACGGATGTGGGCTAGACATCGGGGTGTATGATTTCGATTCTGCTCAAATGGAAATCCCGTTCAACCTACTCCCTTGCCCCCCACCAGTTGTTGGGTGCATGGACGAAGAGGCTAGCAACTACGACCCTTTGGCCGTCATTGATGACTTCTGCCTATACAGCGTAAGGTTTAGACTAGATTTAAACGGGCCACACCCAGAGGGCATCGTCACGCCAGAACTAAACACAAGTTGGAACGGATGGTGTGGTGACTGTAATCAAATGCAGGACCTCGACGGGGACGGGATATGGGAGGTTACCATTGACTTACCGCTAGGCAATCACCTCTGGAAATTTTCGGCAGACGACTGGGGGTATCAAGAAACTCCTGTGGGGGTGTTGAACTCCCCATGCTTCTTGGTCGACGACTGGGGGTTCGTGAACAGAACCTTAAACGTAGAGGGGGCAATGACCCTCCCTGCTTTCTGTTGGGAGAGCTGCTTCCCGTGTGGGTCCATAGTAGGGTGCACGGACTCTACCGCCACAAACTACAACCCTTGGGCCAACTTCAACCAGGGGTGTAACGTGGTGGAGTCCGCCAACTGTGACATCACGGAGACAGAACTTTCTGTAACTGTAATCCCAGACAACTACCCCGATGAAACTGCGTGGGGGTTGATAGACATGACCGTAGGGGGGATTGTAGCCTCAATCAATACAGGAGATCTATCTGGTGCCCCCGTAGGGATACCTATCGTAACAAACACTTGCGTGGCTATAGGGAGTCAAATCCAAATCATTGTCATGGACTCGTATGGTGACGGGATGAGTGGGTCTCAGTGGGGTGGCGAAGACGGGACGGTGATAGTGGAGGCTTGTGGGGAAGAGGTATGGTCGCTCCCGTCAAATAACGTCAACTTTGGTTACAACGTAGACACGACGTTCTCCTCCCCTGTATGCCAAACCATAGAGGACTTGGTTGGGTGTGGGGACCCAGAGTATTTAGAGTACAACCCCGACGCTACGGTGTTTCTCGATTTGCTTTGCGAAACCCCAGTAGTATACGGCTGTATAGATACGGCGTACTACAACTACAACCCCGAGGCTAACGTAGAGGAGCAACCCGACTCTTGTTTTTACACCTTGACTCTTACTGACGGCGTTGGTGACGGATGGTTTGGTAGTTGGATTGGAGTAAAGCAAGGGGATTGGATTTCCCCACAGTATCAAATGGGGCCAGCAGACGGAGTGGAAGAAAGCTTTGATCTGTACCTCCCTGCTAACGAAGAGGTAGAGCTGTTCTTCTTCTCCACGCCACAGTCTTTGTTTACTGTAGCTCAGTGCGGCTTTATGCTTGAGGGGCCAACGGGAGATACACTCATCGACGTACCTCAGTGGAACATCATCCCATTCCCATATACATACACAGCGACGACATACTGCGGCAACCTTTGTGAAGAGTTTGCCTATGGATGCTTAGATACTTTGGCGCAGAACTACGACCAAGTAGCAAACAGTCCTGATAGCAGTTGCTACTACGCCGCAGGATGTATGCAGGCTGGCTATCTCGAGTATTACACTCAAGGGTATCAAGCCGACTATGACGATGGTTCTTGTTTAACGTTTGCCGTGTTTGGGTGCACAGAACCGACTGCGCTCAACTTTGATGAGGAGGCTAACGTAGACAACGGCAGCTGCATTCCCGTGGTGGTGGGGTGTATGGATGTATCAGCGTACAACTATAGCGTCGAGGCTAATACCGAAGGGGAGTGCCTGTATGACGCAGGCTGCGCTACAGGTGCAGGTGTCCCGTACTGGTTGAACGACTCTTGCTACGGGTGGGTGATCGAGGTAGACCCCTACTGTTGTGAAGCGGAGTGGGATGGAGGGTGTATCGGGCTGTACGATTACTGTCAGCAAGGCTGGCCTACGGGTGTCACTGAATTAGCAGAGGAGGTTACGATCCGCCCGACGATTGTAGAGCGTCACTTCTATGTGGACTCCCCATACCCTTTTGTGTTGACTGTCTTCGACGCTACAGGACGGTTGGTGCTAGAATCCTCAAGCGCTACGCAAGATGCATCGCAGTGGCCTGTGGGTACGTATCACTTGATTGTGGTGTCTGACAATCGCATGTTTAAGCAAACCATCGTTAAGCTATGAGACTCCTACTGGCTCTACTCCTGTGCATCCCACTAGCGAGTGGGGCTCAGACACTAAAGAAGGCGTTTCGCTTTTCTACTTTCTACGCTGCTGTCAACGGGAACAACTCCCTGTCTGACTACAACACGTACTCTGTATTCAATGGACCGCTGTCTACGGATATTATAGAGACCCCATTCGATTACTCCCTTACCCTCGGGATACGAAAGATTGCTAGGTTCAAGTATGAGAACCGAGCCAACGTATTCTACAACGGTGAGGAGCACTCGTACTCTGACGCTGCTACGATCGGTACGGTCAAAGGTTTCGAGTTCCTTTTCGAGAGCGACTACCGCAGGCAGCAAGGGGTGCTGTACCTAGACCAGAACCATTTCCTTAGATACGTCGGGGGGAGGTTTGTAGGGAAAGTAGAGTACGTCCAGGATGGCTTTGCCGACGTGAGCTACCTCGAGGCTTCGCAGAGGCTGCGCATCAACTCCAAGGGAAAGCTGTCTTTCAATATCGGGGCGGCACAACGCATCTCCGAGCCATATGGTTATGATCCGCTAAAGCAGTGGCAGCTCCCCAACGGAAGCTTGCACTACACTCAGCTAGCCTTGAGCGAAGGTTACAGCTACGACTTCGTTACGGGTGAGTACATGAACCCCGACGGGGATGTAGTAGCTAGCAGCTTCGATGTATGGCGGGAGGTTGTCATCCCTGAAGTGCTGAAGGACTATGTCCAGCGGAAGCGGGGGGAGCTGAACACAGAGTGGAACTACTCTCTAGTGGTGGGGTTCGACTACTATCACTACACCAAAGATTTCTGGTTGCACTCTTGGGGGAATGTCTTGCCTCGTCACTTAGACACGGGGTCAGAGTTCTCTTATTTCCAACTCAACGAGGGGCAGTGGGTGGACTACAGCGGAGGGCTAGTCTTTGGGTGGAAGCTGAATAGATCCTTCGGTTGGTTCTTAGAAGGACGATACAACAAGTACTGGAACAGGGAATGGCACGACTTCTCGGTCGGGGTCAACTACGTAATATTCTGATATGGCAAAGGAGATTAACGAGGATATGGGGTTCAACGTCAGCATTAAGTCGCTGGCAGGAATTGGAGTGGGGATGGCTTCTCTAATCGGTATGTGGTTTACCCTTCAGGCCGATATCGCAGAGGCGAAGGAACTGCCCGCTCCGCTCCCGTCAGAGGTTTCGCGCATGGAGTTCGACATGAAAGACCAACTGATTCGTCAGACCATTATGTCCACCCAAGAGGATGTCGGTGAGATTAAAGAAGACATCAAGCGGATAGAAGAGAAAATCGATCAACTCAAGTAATATGAATTATGAAAGCAATACTTGCCCTCTTTACAGCATTTGCGTTGTTCTCGGCGGCGGCCTATGTAGCCGAGGCTGCGGAGGCTGAGGTCTGCAACACTGGTGTTTGCGTTGTGGAGTTCAACGCCTCGTTCAATAAAAGCAACGGGGTGGAGTGGATAGAGAAGCTCAACGACTGCACGACATCTCGCATAGATATCGTACAGAGCCCAGAACTACAGCAGCAACACAAAATCGTAGTAGTCCCTACTATTATTATCTTTAACGACGGGGAGGAAGTAGAAAGATTTCAGGCAAACATTATGATGGCTATAGAAGCCTCAAAGTCTGATGTCCAAGAAAGTGTAGATGAAATACTAATGAGCTCTTTTTGATAATGCCACAAGGAAAAGGAACATACGGAAATCAAGTGGGTCGTCCACCTAAGAAGATGAAGGTCTTGAAGAAAGGCGGAAAGATTCCAAAGCTTACTATCTCAAACAAGACAGTTATGGTCGATCCCCCAAAAGGTTTTCATTGGATGGAGGAGCAGGGCCGTTACTACTTGATGAAGGGGGATTACAAGCCACACCCAGGAGCTGTCAAGCAAGCCAAGTTTAAGCAGGCGAACCACCCGAAGGGATAATGGCTCAGAAGTTCAACCCGAAGTACACAAGGGGTAGCTCGAATGTAGCGGAGCGCAAGAAACTGATGGCTCAGATTTCTGCTATCTACGATAAGTATCGCGGCACGAAAGGCAAAAGAAAAAAGAAAGGGTTTCCGCCCGCAGTAGAGGCGAGACTAAAACAACTCATGAAAAAAAGAGATAAGATATGAAGACGAAAAAGAAAGACACCTCTATGTATATGAAAGGGGGTATGATGCAAAAGATGCCAGGTGGTGGCATGATGAAGAAAGACAAAATGCCTATGTACATGTACGGGGGTAAGGTCTATGCAGAAGGCGGTAAGATGCTTCAGCAGATGGCTAAAAACCCGAAGATGATGGCACAGATGAAAGCTATCGTAGGGAAAGGGTAATGAAGGTCTTGAAGAAAGGGGGGATGGCTGGCTTGGACGCTGCACAAAAGCAAGTGTACAAGCGAGGGTTGGCTGCCTACATGTCTTCGGGAAATCGCCCTAAAGTTTCTCAGCACGCCTGGGCTATGGCTCGAGTAAAGTCTGCCTTCGGAAAGAAAGAGGCGGCGAAGATTCGAGCTGGGAAGGGTAAGAAGAAATAGTATTATATTTGTATACAAATAAATAGTAATGGCTACCACCACTGCAACAATCACGCTTTCTAGTGCGGACCTGACGGGTGACGCGCTCTCCCTGTCCTCGACTGCTACGCTGACTAAAGCGGGCACCCTCACGGGTCTGTCTCAGACCACGGGGGTGGGACGCAAGACCACCACGGCTACATCGCAATACATTTTGTTTGATGGAGATGCTTACGCTAACGGATCACACAAGGTTTACTTGAAGAATACTAGCACTGTCGCTACTGAGTTCCTCACCATTGAGATTAACTCTGAGCAGATGGGTAAGTTGTACGCAGGAGATTGGGCGTTCTTCCCATGGGAGGCCAACGCAGACACTAACGACATCAAGATTACACCAAGTGTTTCTACTAGCTTGACACTAGAGTACGCTTTGTTCATTGATGAGTGATGGCAACGATTAAGGCTAACCTTTCTTTGACTAGTGCGGCGGTGTTGACATCGCCCCTGTCTTTGAGCGTCAATGCAGATTTGCTTGTTGACTCAGGTAGCCTGATTCGCCAAAAGGTGAAGGGGGTCGCGGCAGACACTAATGACTTGTGCATCTACATTGCCAATCAGTGTTCTGAGCGGGCTTACGTGTACATCAAGAACCTCGAGACAGAACTAGAGAACTACATCTACATCCACAACGATACCGATACGGGTTTGGTAGCCAAGATCGGTGGTGGGGAGTTCGCTTTCATCCCTGTCTCACCAGACAAGAAGTACGAAGTGTACGGTACTCGCGTAGACCAGATGGTCGAGTACGGTGTGTTCGGTAACGACAACTCTGCTAATCCTTACGGAGGTAGCTAATACATAATACATGGCTAAGAATTTCCACACCGTAACCGTTACTCCTACTGTTGGGACGGCAGAAGCTGGAGCAAATCAGGTCCTGTTTAACCCGACTGAAATCCCGCATGCCGTTTCTAGTCATGGGGGTGGAGCCAAGCTGGTTTCCATCGTCGTCCAAGACAAAGGCGATGATCTCGAGAAAGATTTTGACTTGTTTTTTTTCGGATCGAATGCTGGAGGGGACTTAGGGACGTTGAATGCTGCTGTTGATATTACCGATGCTAATCTAGCTTTGAACCGACCGTTGGGTAACGTCAGGGTTGAGGCTGAAGATGCAAGCGACGTCGGTGATTACTTGGCTGGATACCTGACCACAATTACCAATGTCGGCCTTGTGGTAGAAGCTAGTTCTGGATCTGCATCAATCTTTGTTGCGGCTAGAGCCGTGGATGCTCAAACTAAAGCAGCAGGAGAGATTGTACTCACCTTCGGCTTTGAGACATACTGATTACAATTAATTAAATACAATGGAGCAAGAAGTTCAGCAAGAAGCGCCTGCCGTAGAGCAGGCGTCTGCACAAGAGGCAGTAATTCAAGAAGCACCAGTACAGGAAACCCCTGCACAGGAGCAACCAAAGATCCAAATCTTTGACAATCCAACAGACCTGGCAGCCAGCTTCCAAGAGGAATTCGCTGCCAATACCGATAGCACTCCTGCTGCAGATGCAGAAGCTATCGAACCGCAAGTAGAAACTCCAGTTCCAGAACAGGTTACTCAGCCTGAACCAGAACAGGGGCAGTATAGCCAACAAGACGTAGAAGGTGCTGTCTTCTCATATCTCAGCGAGAGGCTGGGGAGAGACGTCACTTCCTTCGAGGAGTTGGCTGCACCGCCACAGCTCGACGAGGGGCTAGAAGTCATCGCTAAGTTCGTACAGGACACAGGGCGGAGACCTGAAGATTGGTTTGCATACCAGCAGTTGAATCCGTCTGAGATGGACGACTTCACCGCATTGCGTGTGCAAATGGCTTCAGATCACCCGAACCTAAGTGGCGAGGAAGTCAACCTCTTGCTCAAGAGCAAATACAAGTTGGACCCCGACGTTCATACCGAACAAGAGGTTCAGCTTTCTCAGCTTCAGCTCAAGATGGATGGGCAGAAGGCAAAAGACAGCATTGAAACTTTGCGCTCAGGGTATGTCACCCCACAGCGACAGGAAGTCGAGCAGGCCGAGACGGAACCGCTCATAGACGAGTCCTGGATAGCGGAGATGTCATACAACGTAGATGCACTAACTGGGTTGGAGTTCGACCTCGGTGGTGACAAGACGTTTACGTTTGGTCTTGACGATGCCTACAAAGGACAGTTGAAGCAAAAGAACGCCGAGCTCGAGAACTACTTTGACCCATACGTCAGAGAAGACGGGAGCTGGGATTATGACACGCTGTCTTCACACCGCGCTGTCGTTGACAACATCGATACAATCGTGCAGTCTGCCTATCGGCAGGGCATGAGCGATGGTCAACGTGGGGTGGTGACGAATGCAGCAAACGTCCAGGCTGCAGCACCAAACGATGCTAGCGGTCAAAATCAACCTAACCCTCTCGCCGATCAGGTGAGACAGATTTTGCAACAAGGAAAAAGCAAAGTCACATTCAACATTTAACATAGAAAAATATGGCAACGATTACTGGAGCTAGCACTGCTGCTGGCTCAACGCAAAATGATGCGGCACTGAACTTTCGGATTTCACCCGAAACGTATACTACTGTCGATACGCTCATTAAAACCACCAAGGACCTCGTCATCCCCGAGTTGACTGAGACCTTTGGTGAGCAAGGAATTACAGGATTTTTGAAGCTTACTGGAGCTGTGACTTCGGGTGGTAGCTCTGACCAAGTCGATTGGTGGGAGGCTGGCCGTCGCCACAAGACTTTGGCCTACGCTGACGCCCCCGCTCACAGTGGAACTGCATCTGTTACTCTTGATGACACTGCTGTCAAAGAAGGACTTCAAGTCAACGACGTGGTTATGGACGCTGAGTCTGGCGTTCGTTTTATTGTTCAGTCTGGTGGTTTTGCTACTGGTGCTGGTCAAGACGTTGTGCTTGTCAAGCTTGACGGTGAGACATGTACTGCTGGTGACGTAGACACCGCTGGTGGTACGCTCATCAAGTTGGGCAACATGTACGCTCAGGGCACCAACCAGCCTGTGGCATTTGATGAGACTAACACGGTTCGTCGGAGCAACCCATTCATGATTGTCAAGGGACGTCACGAAGTCAACGGTTCTCAAGCTACGAACATCGGTTGGGTCAACGTCGGTGGCGGTGAGTATCGCTGGTTTATGTATGCCGAGCAAGAGGCTCGCAAGCGTTTCGAAGACCAGCGTGAGATGATGATGCTCTTTGGTGAAAAGCACGATGGGACTGCAGGTACGGCTTTGTCTAATGACATCGCAGGCTCTGAGGGTTACTTCAGCGCTGTGGAGTCTCGTGGTATCAACGTGACTAGCGCCAACGCTAACCCACTCGACAGCTTCGCTGAGTTTGACGATATCATCATCGAGCTCGACAAGCAAGGTGCTCCTGCTGAGTACGCTATGTACTTGAACCGTAAGCAAGACCTCGCTATCGACGATATGCTCGCTTCTGGTATCTCTACTGGTGTTACGGCTGGCTTGCCTGGTCAGTTCGGTGCTTTCCAAAACAACGCTGACATGGCTGTGCAGCTCGGATTCAAGAGCTTCACCCGTGGTGGATACACCTTCCACAAGCACGACTGGAAGCTCCTGAACGATCCTACTCTCTTGGGTGCTAGCACAAAGTTCCAAGGTGTCATGACTCCTCTCGCTAACGTCGTAGACCAGCGTACAGGAAACAGCGCCCCTTCACTGGCTTTGTACTACAAGGAGGCTAACGGATACAGCCGTGAGATGGAGCACTGGGTAACTGGTGGTGGAGTCCTCGGGCACACCAACAACGGTGATGTCGGAACTGACCAAGCGGTCTTCCACTACCGTTCTGAGGTTGCTCTCTGCGTCCGCGCTGCTAACCAACACGTCGTCCTCAAGGGCTGATATTAACTAGGTAGGGTGGGGGTGTATAGCCTCCACCCTAACCATAAATTTTGACCCTATGGAAAGATATTTTCGATTTAACGACTCTACGGCTGCCGCAGAAGTGACCATACCTCTAAGCTCAATTAGAGGCTTTGATGTTACAGGAGCGACTGCTATGCTCATGTACTTCGATGGTATTGGAGCACGCGACGCAGGTGGAGTTCTAACCTTTGTCATCAACAGTGGTGACGGTAAAGCTATCCTAGAACAGTTTGCTAATGCAGCTGTTTTTGGAACAGATCCGTTTATCAATGCGCTAGACGAAGTGACAGGAGACAAGCTACATTCTGGCTTGACATCATTTACTCAAACAAGCCTCTAATAATCAGGAAACATGAAAAGATTTTTATACTGTTCAAGTGCTGCTACTGATGAGCAGTTGATTCCTGCAGATAATGTTGTTGGCTTTGATGTTCAAGATGCTACAAACCTTTGGGTTTACAATGCAGGAATTGATGGCATTGATAATGGTGGCATCATGAAGCTTACTGTTACTTCTGGAAAACTAGAAGCGGTTCAAAAAGCTATCGTTGACGCAATCAACTACTCTAAAGACCCGTTTATTGTTTTGGCAGATGATCAAAACTCAGTGTACCTCCATCCCGACATTACTGGTGTTTCAGCCGTGGGGGTTTTGTAAAAACTACTAAGTAAATGGGGCGGGGAAATTCCTCGCTCTATTTACACTTCAACTCTTTAAAACAAAAACTATGAACAACCTTATTCTAGAAAGCCTTGAGGTCAACCGTGTAGACGTTGCCCTTGAAAACCGCCCGTTGGCTGCAACTGCAATTGCGTCAGGGGATCACACGATTACGATTGCAGACATCCAAAACGGAATCCTTCGCTCGGACCCTGCTGCTGCACGTGATTTTACTTTGCCCACTGCAGCTTTGGCTGTAGCTGGTACACCTGGGTGCAACGTTGGTGACTGTATTGATTTTCATATTATTAACCTTGGTACTGCTGGTGAAAACGAAACAATCACTGTTGTAACGGCTAGTGGTGCAACTCTGATTGGATTCATGGATGTCGAAAATTCAGCAACTACTCACGACGCATTTAGTGTCGGTAGCGGTATGTTCCGTTTGCAGTTTACTAACGTGACTGCGTCTAGCGAGGCATACGATTTGATTCGCTTGGCTTAATTAAGCTTACTGATATGAGAAAGGGGGCTTCGGCCCCCTTTTTTATTGTCGGTATATTTGTAATATGAAATTCTTCTTGTTCCGTAGAGAGGCTGTCACACCCTTCAGCACTGCAAAATCTAACACTGGGGAGAACTTGTCAGTGTTTGGGGTACCAGCAGAAAACCTGTCTCATATGACCGCTGAAGAGGGGAAGGTAAACTTCACATTCAAAGACGCAGGCGTATATGAGCACAGCAACTTGACGTCAAGAGAAGCGATAGAGCGCACTAAGGTTGCAGTGGCTTGTGAGGAAGGTCAAGAGTTTGAGTTCATGCGTAATGTCATGGAGTTCATAGGTTCCGATAGCAAAAAGAATGTCATGGTATTCGATACTGTGAGTGGGTTCTCTACTATCTCTCAGGCTAAAGTGTCAGATAAAACTGAAGTCAATGCTGTAGTCCCTGTCCTCCCTGTTGTTATGTCCACTCAAGCAATCAGCAATGACCCTGCATCTTCTGACTTGACGCAGACTACTACCACCACCATCGCTGACATCACCTTTCCTGCCCCGTCGTTGATGCCGATCATCGACTACAACGAAGCTGGACTAGCTGCACTCAGTATTAACGACCAAGTGGGGGCGGCAAACACTTGGGCCAACGCTGGTACTGGGGGCGCTACATACAACATCACAGGCGACACAGGCACTCCAGATGTACAGAGGAACAACGGGATTATGGGGAGTAATGATGTTGCTGTACAGTTTGCTACCTCGGAAGATTTGCACTTGGCTAATACTTTAGAAGTAGAAGGGGCGTATACAGCATATGCAGTTGTTGGGACTACGGGGCCATACTCTGTGTTTGCAGGGAGTCTGTTTGCGCATGACTCACTTGGTACTAACCTTGGCTTTTCTGGGGCCGTAGGAGAAGCTCCTGATGAGTTTTACGTAAATCACGCTATAGGGTCTTCGTATCGACAAGCCTTTGTAAACACAAACAACACAGCCGATGGGACAGTTTCGTACAGAATACCTGACCCGCTCTTAGACCGCCCTGATGTCAACACAAGTTCGTTTGAAGGTCAGCAGACATACGTGTTTGTTTTGCGTAGAGATAAAGAGAACAACCTTTACTTACACAATCACCTTGGTGATGTAGTAGGGTTTATACCGAAACAAGAAGAGATAGGTTCGTTCCGAACTAGCGGAATCCTTTCTGTAAACCGCATTGGTGGCGGGGCCTTCAGGCATAACATCGCTAGGGTTGGGATAATCACTGAAGATATTGGGACGGTATTTGGGGCAAAGCTAGCTAAGGATTTGTTCGAAAAGTACAAGTTCTCAGTTTGATTATATTTGATCAAGTTTAATTCAATACATTATGACTGAAACAAAGCGTAGCCCTGGTCGGCCTAAAAAGACCTTGTCCGATGCGACCAACAAAGTCGCCCCCCCAACTAAAACGACGCGAAGGAAGCCTACTGTAGTACGCCGCAAAGAGCAAGTGTTGCAGCATGCAGAGTACGAAATCATCAACGCAGGTGGTATCGTCACTATGCTCCCACAAAAAGGGGTTACAGTGTACGATGAAGAGAACGATACAGTTCGCGAAATCCGATATTGCCCCAACGAGCCTAGCATTTGGGCCGACGAGCAAGGCGACAAAGCAAGGAAAGAGGCCGTCGTATTCCGTGACAAGAAACTGTTCGTCCCTCGCGATAAGCCCAACATGCGTAAGTTCATGGATATCCACCCCATGAACGCAGCCAACGGAGGCAACCTTTTCCGTCAGGTTGACAAGAAGCGCGACGCAGAGAAAGAGCTCGAGCAAGAGTTCCTGCTCAACGACGCCATCTCTATGGTTCGCGACAAGAGCATCGAAGAGCTGCTCCCTGTAGCTATCTTCTTTGGTTTCAATGTTGATTCCCCGACTAGCGAGATTCGGTTCAACCTACTGAACATCGCAAAGAAAAAGCCAGGGGAGTTCATACAGTCTTTCGACAACCCGCAAGTGCAAGCACGATCTATCGTAAAGCAAGCAGGGGATTACCAGTTCATCAACCTCAAACCTGACGGGGCGTATTGGTTCGATAGCAACTCTCTTATCGTGTCTGTCCCTACTGGTCAAGACCCAGTCGATGTGATGACGCGATTCTGCCTTACAGAGAAAGGGGCTTCGGTACTTAGTAGCCTAGAGGATAAGCTCTCTAGACTAGGTTAACAGCCTAGTTCACAGAAGAGAAGGCCGCCTCGAGCGGTCTTTTCTTTTTTATATTTGTAATTATGATTAGCGTACAGCGGGTATACGAAACCGTCAGGGAGATTTGTAACAAAGACCAGAAAGGGTTTGTTACCCCTTTGGTTTTCGATACCTTGGCACGCACAGCACAGCAGAACGTCTACAACGAGATGTTCAACGAGCTGAAGATAGCCAACGCGCTACGCGCTTCAGGCAGGGATGCGGGTAGAGACAAGTCTGCCTACAAGATGGTCGAGGAGGATTTGGCGATGTTCATACGTCAAGTAGGCATTGAGGTTGCCGACGGTTCTGATGTCTATGAAGCAACAGTTACAGATGAGGATGGCAATGAGACTATAGTGCCTGTAGACCCAGAAGACGGGATTGGATTTGCAAAGCCCCTTGATTTGTCACGCATCATAAACATGTATGTTACGGGGACAAACACTTCTGTAGAGCTTATATACGACGCAGAGAAAGCCCAGAGAGTGTTGCAGAGCAATCTCTCTACCCCTACTCAAGAGTTCCCTGCGGCTTTGGTTATGGGGAACTACGTTCAAGTGTTCCCCGAAGCAGTAGAGGCAGTGACGATGGTGTACTATAGGCAGCCACGATCTCGAGTAATCGCAACTGACGCGGTGGACTTTGAGTCCCACCCTACATACTCTACGATATCTGTGGACGCTGCTACAGGGTTTACTATTTTCAACGAGTTCGACTCCCGCAACTTCGACTTACCCGAGCACTACTTCAACGAAGTGGTATCAGAAATTGTCAAGATGATCGGGGTCAGGCTCAGAGATACTACGCTGACCTCCTATGGGTTGCAACAAACGCAAGCTGAATAATGGCACTATCTGACGGACAAAACTTTGTGACCCTGAGGCAGGTGGTGGATGACTTCATCATCACCATGGACAGCGATGACTTTATCAGCAACGTAAACGACGTAGCGATCAGGAACATTGCACTGCGCGGTATTCGAGAGTTTGGTTTTGATGTCAGCTCTCGCGTGCGGTCTTTGAAGCGCACAGTGGCCAGCAACAACACTGTCACTCTTCCTGACGACTATGTCGACCTAGTAAAGCTTGGTGTCGTAGGAGAGGATGGGGTGCTGCACGTACTCGGGCAGAACAAGAACATCAACTACTCTCAAAAATTAGAAGACCCCACGGTTACAACAGACAGTCAAGGGGGACCGTTGAACATTGAGGCAAACTTAATTGATGACCGCGTAGACGATAAGTCTTCGACCTCAGGCACGGATAGTACAGACAACGACTTTGACTACTACGTCTTCCAGAACTACCTGTATCAAGGTGGTTTGGGGAGGTTGTACGGTGTCGGAGGTGGTCACCTGCGTGGTGAGTACCGCCTCAACTTGGATCAAAACAGGATTGAGATAGATACTGAGTCTGGAGTGGCAGAGGTAGTAATCGAGTACATTGCTGATGAGGCTCGCTCTACCAACCCCGTCATCCACGTGTATGTAGAGGAGGCGCTGCGGTGCTTCATGTACTACAAGCTGTGTGAGCGCAAGTCCACTGTCCCCGCTAACGAAAAGATGCGGGCTCGAGCAGAGTACTACAACGAGCGCCGCAAGGCCAAGGCACGACTAGGCAACTTCACTAAGGACGAGGCACTGAAGACCATCCGTAAGAACTTCAAGCAGGCTCCGAAGTACTGATGATTGAGAAACTACTCCCAAGGGTCTTGAACTCTTCTAGCGATAACCGCTTGAAGAAGAAGACCGAGATGAACGACGCCTTAAATATCGTCGTCACTGAAGATTTCGAGAACTTTAATAGCTCTGACGACACGGGTAACGAAGGAGTGTTGAAGCCTGTAAAAGGCAATCTGCATTCAACAAAAGTGCCTGACACGCTGTTCGCCGCCGAGGGAAATAGGAGGGTGATAGGTAGCGTATCTGACGCTAAGACTGGGGTGGTTTTTTTCTTCGTGTATTCTACTGTAGCAGAAGAGCACGGTGTGTACGCATACGACACTCAAAACTACTTCGGGGAGGGAGCCGATGTGTACTTAGAAGTTTACTCTACAAGCGAGTTCAACTTCCAATCAAACGGTGTTGTACAAGGCACAGTGGTCCATGTGGCGGGTGATGCGGGCGACTTCCGTCCGATGCTGTACTTCACAGACAACGTCAACGAGCCGCGCAAGCTAGATGTTTTGCGTGCCCGTGAAGACAACCCATACCAGTTTGACACGTTGCAGGCAGATCGAAAGGACTTCATTACTGCTTGCCCAAAGACTCCTATGCACCCAGTTGTATTCGAGTTTGGTACGGACCCCTCTCGTGCAGTCAGTGACTTTCGAGACACCCAAGGTTTTCAGTTTGCTTTTCAGTGCATTTACCGCAGTGGAGAAGAGTCAGCTTTGTCTACATACTCAGACATTGCCATCCCGCCGCAGTACCTGCAATACACCTCTAACTCTACCCCCCCGTCTGTTGCTAACGTCTGCACTTTGCAGATAAACCCAGAAGTTTTTGGAGCCCCCAATTTCACTGATGAAACTGAGTCAGTTAGAATCTTGGCTAGGCGCGGAAACACAGGTGCGTTTTTTGTAATCGAAGAGATTGACAACCTTGGCGCAAACAATGTTATCACCTACAGATTTTACAACGACCAAGTTGTAACAGGTATCACTACAGAAGAAGAACAGAAACAGTTTGACAGCCTGCCTAGAGTGGCTGAGGCAGTTGCTGTAGTAGAGGATAGGCTGTTCTATGGGAACTACCTCGAAGGTTTTGATGAGCCTAACATACAGGCTAAACTCACAGTACAGTACCAACAAAGGCCCACTGACCTTCTGTTCGTAGACGTTGATGTGAAATCAACGCTCATTACCCTAGACCCAGAGAGCACAGATTTAGAAGCCACACAGCTAGCGCAGCGTGTCACAGGGATGACAATCGATACTAGCGAAGTTCCAAACAACTTGCCTGCTGGTACCTCTATAGGATTTGAGGTGACCTTTAGCCCAGGTCAGAGCTTCGACTTGTACAGCGCACAAAACTCTTATCACTTAAACCGATTTACTGACGCAGGTACGCTGCAGTCTCCCGCAGCTACTGTTTCTAGCGATATCCCCACTACAGGGTCTAACATCAACAAAACTTTTCTTTTCTGCAGAAACTCAGGGGTGGGGACATCAGATTTGAGGTGGAAGAATACTGAACACCCAGGCAATCAAGCATCTGGCATCAGTCGAAAAGTAACGGTTGGGAGCTCTCCAACTTCTGCCTTGAAGTTTTCTGGTCAGCCTGTCACTTTTTCTTGCAACTTTGGTGTCATAGAGGCTATCGACGATGGCCCTAGTTTTGTTTTGAACGCTATAGTTCAATACCTCACGGGTGGTGGTGTGGTCGCTGTAGAAAACACGCAGCTTAACGATTTAGTATTTGCTCCTAACTATACTTATAACTTAGGTTTTGTCGACCCCAATAATGAAGAGGATCAAGACGACATAGATTTTAGCAACCTGTCTTTAGACACAGACAGGTCTAAAGGCCCCACGACAGCTATTATGCCAAGGCAAGGCGGGTTAGATAACGCCAGATTAATCTTCCCTGTTTGCGATGATAATGATAACACATCAAGCAGCGCCACTCAACCTCAATATAAGCCACCCACGGGGTATGCGATTGTAAATCAGGCCAACCTGTCTTTCGGTCTGCGTGACTTACCTCACCTTTTTGCAGACAACGGATCGAAAAAAGCCATTGCTTTAGAAATAGCTGATGTAAGCGCTTTAGATGTGAGGAGCTGCATCCCTGTGATAACAGCAGAGAAGCTAAAATTGCGCGGATACAGAGTGTTCAGTGCAGACTACTTAGAGACTCATAACATTTTAGATGTAGCTGAAGATGGAGAAGAGGTAGAGCCAGGCTTATTAAGTTACGTATTGCACAACGCTGGTGGGGCAGAGACGACTAACGGAGATGATATTTACTCAAATCCAACTAGCGGAGAACGCAGAAGGGTAGTTGGGTACTTGCACTCTGTTGGTCAGACAGGTTTAGATGAGACAGACCTATTTACTACGAATCCATCTCGAAGGAATGCGCTTTTAGAAAATTTAGAAGGTAGCGCGGCGGACGTTATCGCTGTAAATACAGCGGGGGTCTCTATGGTTGATGGTGAAGCGGGGTTGCAAGTGTTGGAGAAGGCAGTGACTATTGATGAAGAGTTCACACAGTCTGAGTTCCCAAGTGTTATTGGTATAAACATTAGGCCAATCCACAACGAAGCAGACGCTGATGATATTGGTTGCTTTGGGTTTGAACAAATATTTGGGGGACTTGCTGCGTTTAAAAAATTCAACACCGACACTAATTTTAACGAGCTTCATCACGAAAATCAACTTTTTAATCACCCAGATGATTCGATACATTTAGGTCTGCGTTTAGATCGTGGGGGTAGGACTATCAGTAAAGCAAGATGCCAAACCTTTGTTGACACGTTGGATTCAACGACGGGAGAGCTTATAAGTACTTCTTTGTCTTTTTCAAACTCAGGCGATTTAGCAGAACTTTCTTTTGTTCGGGCCTCTGTTGACTCTTTTTTTGCTGAAGGAGATAGTGCAGGAGACTACAGAAGTTTTAAAACCAACGCTAATCACGACTTCGGGGTCGTGTACTACGATGAGCGCGGTCGCTCGGGGGTAGTCAATAGGTTAGGATCAGTGTTTGTGGGTGGCTATAACCCATCTGACGGGGCTAGCGCAGGCTCTGCAGGCAGACAAGGAAATCAAGGGAGGGTAGAGGTAGAGGTTCAGCTTGCACATACCCCCCCACCGTGGGCTCACAACTACCAGATTGTCTACGCAGGCAATAGCTCAGTGCGAGACTTTATACAGTTTAGCACAGCGGGGGGATTTTTCGCTATTGATGGGGAGTCTGTAGAGAACGACAACATCTATGTTTCTCTGAATTACTTGCAAGGGCACCCTACAACATCATATACGAAAGCTTATGGGGCCAAGGCGAATGACGGGACACAGAACCTGTACGTGTATTCAACAGGCGACTATTTACGGGTCTTGTCATACTATGGCAATGAGCTTTCCGTTAGCTACCCCTCAAACTTAATATTTGAGATTGTAGATGTCGTAGATTTTGGTAGCGATTCCGATGAAAACCCACTAGTCGCAGACGGGTCTGACGTACCCGAACACCTGCAAGGACAGTTCTTAGTCCTTAAAGACAACATAGATGGGTTAGGTAAGTTTGCGCACGCAGATGTAGTAGACGGCGCTAACGACGCCACATCATCTGCTCACGCTTGGAACAGCCGTTGCATTGTAGAAATCATTTCTCCCCGCCGAGTAACAGACCCCGAAGAAAGGGTCTACCACGAAATAAGCGAGGTGTATAACGTAGTTAGGAACGAAGAGGGAGAGCTTTTGCACCAAGCCCCTGTCATCACTGTTTCTAGAGGTGACGTGTGGTGGCGACAGGCCCCTGTAAATATCACTGAATGGAACGCTCAGGACGCAGTGTTTCAGCACCTTATCGAGGAAACAGACGGGAGTCCTATCGGACCTCGTTTCCGACCTTACTATATAGAGAGCGACAGGTTCAACGATACCATTGTCAACTCAGAGGTCAACGGATTCGGAAAGCGCAAGTTTGTAAGCACCCTACGCAACGAGGTGAGGCGTTTCTCTTCAGTTACTTTCTCTGACAAAAACGACTACAGTACGAAGAGACTACGGTACACGTCTTTCAACGCTTTCAACGCCCCGTTTAAAGACCTACCAAACGAACACGGTAGTATTAACGCTTTGCTGAACTACTCTGACTCGTTGTTCGTAGTGCAAGAGGACAAGGCTAGTGCAATTCCTGTGTCTCGCAACGTGCTGTCTGACGCTTTGGGTCAAGACACTTTGATTTCCTCTGATAAAATTTTAGGCAAGCAAGTGTTCTATGCTGGGGCTTACGGATGTGACAACAACCCTGAGTCAGTAATCAAAGTAGACACTAACGTATACTTTGCTCACAAGTCTCGGGGGGAGGTGTATAGGTTCAACCCCTCTAACGGACTGCAAGTTATCTCTCGTAAGGGGATGAACTCTTTCTTCCGCGATGCTTTCGAAGATGTTATCGAACAAGATGGAGAGATTCGCATTGTCAGTGGTTACGACCCACTGAAAGACGAGTATCTAATTACCATTGCAGCCGTGCAGTCTATTTCGCAGACGGAAGATGTGCAGTATACGCAGCCTGAACTAGAGCTTATAAGCGCGGAGGCCGAAATCGAAGTTGACTTGCCTTCGGACACGGGGGGTGACATCCCTGATGTAGAGGAAGAAGATGACGTCCCTGACGATACCGAGGACGACACGACGGAGGTAGACGAGCCAGGTTCTCCTGCCGTAGAGGGTCTATTTGAGCAGCAGCTATTGGCTACGTACTCCATGCGTAAGGTCTTCAATGTGCCTCTTTCCATTCGTCTACGCCACAGCTTTACGGAGGCTGAACAAGACATCGGTTTTGGAGAGGATGGGTATGTAGACGCTGCAGACATACAGGCGTTTATCGACGCCGAGGGGGTGGGGCCTGCTGCCATTCAGGTCATCACGTGGTACGATCAGACGGGCGGGGGTAACGATGCTTATCAAACTAACCCTTTGAGAGCGCCATTGGTAGCTACAGAGGATGGCATTGTATATGGGGCTAACGGTCGGGTAGCTATGTTGTTTGACGTTCATGCCAATAGAAATAGTAGTGGTAAAAAGAATCTGATCAACAATCTGAATACCACGTTTGTAAACAGAGACTTCTTTTTTGCCTGGGAGAGAAGCCATGCGGGGAGCAACTATAACGACCCATCCCATCCCAACCCTTTCCAAGCGGGGGGTAATATGGGGACGCTTACGAGTCACAGTAACATCCCGCCTTTGGTTGCACCTGCGGAGAATCCTGCTCAAGAAACTGTGTATCAACGAGGGCATATCGAAGTGCATAGAGATAAGATTTTTGCTTTCGCTGTTCCCCCTAGCCAAGGGTTAGCGGACTTCGGAGAGGACGTGCCCGAGGCGAGGAGTGACTTTGCCGCCGCGATGGGACCTGCACTAGTAAACGTTCACGTAAGCGCCGATGGAACAGACAAGAGCGCGAGCATCAACCAACACTCTGCAGACCTTACTGGTCCGATAAATGCAAATAGCAACTTTAATTTTGGTATTGGTATGGCGGGAATTGCAGGCAATAATTTTGGCGTGCTAGGGTTCATGCAAGAAGTAAGATTGTACGAAAGCCTGCCCACATCGCCTAGAAATACCATTAAGGATGAGATGAACGCTGCATGGGATTTGTACACGGACCCATCAGACACCACCGACAACATTGAGGACGCAACGTAATGGCAGGAAAAACACTAGCATATAGCAACAGAGGTGGATTCTGGAAAACGCGGTACTCTTTCATGGCGTCTTGCTATGCGTTCATCGATCGGTGTTTGGTTTCCTCGCCGTTGAGTTTCGTGTCTGGTGCAATCTGGAAGCACGATCAGAACGAAGAAAGATGTACTTTTTACAATGCCACGTACACCAGTGGACTGAGCGTTACATTCAATGAAAACCCCTCTGTCAACAAGGTATACAAGGCTTTCTCGTTAGAGTCTACGAACAACGTCGTAGGAAGCAACAGCTTTTTAGTCAACAACAGTTCTTCCCCCTCTCAACTGAAGACGGGAACGGCAGGCCCCTTGCAAGAGAAAGGGGGTATTATGTATGGGCACGTCGGTCAAAGCCAAACTCCGAACGGGACTACCATCAACCTTGTAGGTAGGATTACTAGAGTTGACAATGATGAAGCTGCAGGTATTGCGATACAGTCAGCTATAGCTAGTCAACCATACCGAATTGTTTTTTCTGAAGGGGGGAAGAGCAACTTGAGCAACGATGGTATTAGCAACACCAAGTTCTTTATATACAACAATGACCCCTTAGCTGACATCCAGTACTTCACTGTCAACAGCAGTTCGCCTGTAGATATCAGCCTCGGGTATGGTGGGTTGCCATCAGACCTTACTCTCTCTAGCGATAGCAATCTGTTTAGCAACACTGAGCCTGGAATCATTCGATTGCGAGTGGACTTTGAAAGCGCGGCGACCGACTCAGAGGGCCTATCGCCTGCAGATATGTACACTACTTGGTTCAATGAGACTGAGACCGCAGGGGGAGACATCTATAGTGCAGGTGAATACTTGTTGTTCAGTGTCACCCCTGCAAGTATCAATGGAGATGACTTGAAAGGTCAGACTGCAGACGCTACTGTCCTTCTTGGCAACCAACCATATGAGCTGTATGCCTTGAATCTAGAGTACTCTCCGACCGACCTCGATCACAGCAAGTAACTTATTTCGTATTTTTGAATCATGGCTCTACCTCTCGCACTAGCATTAGCCCCTTCTCTTATCGGCACTGGCGTGGGCCTAGCCCAACAGAGCAAGCTGCGCAAAGACCTTGCTGACAGGCAGCAGCAAGCTGAGGGACAGTTTGATCGCAGCCTACAGGCCATCCGCGACATCAGCTTCGACCCTAGCCAAGAGCTGCGTGCAGCACGCATGTCTCAGCTTGAAGCGGGGAGGGCGATTGGGGATATGGCTTCGCAGAGAACTGACGAGGCCCAAGCTCGGGCCATCGCAGCTTTGCGTGACTCCCCTCGGGCTTTGCAGTCAGCAGGGACTAGAGTAATAGACAGCGCTTTGGCTGCACAGCAACAGGCTGATGTAGCAGGGACGCAACAGACTTTAGCAGGGGAGATGGGTATGGCGCAAGACGCCGAGCAAGCACGCATGCAAGCGCTACAGCGAGACCTGTCTCTAGAACAGATGCTGATGAACAGGGCTGCTCAGGCTGGGGATGTGGCGCAATCAGGTATCTTCGCTAGCAAAGCCGCCACTACAGAGGGGGTAATGGCTATGGGTAATGCACTCACACAGGGGCTGTTGCAGGCAGGAGACTTTGGACAACCAAAAGTCATGACTGAACAACCCGATGCAGCTCCTGAAGCTATGACTGCAATCCAACCCACTCTTCTCAGTCAGCCCGTCACTTCGTCGAGCATGGGCTTGCAACCACTGAGGAATACAGCGGCTATCCCTAGGAACATTCCCGCCCCAATCATATCAGACCCTGTAACCGAGCCCTTCTTGTTGCAACAACAGATTGGGGGCCCAATGGCAGACCCATTTGATGCATACAGGAATTTGAATATACCTAGTAATATCGGTGGTCTTTTTGGTGAAGACGGAGGGTATATCGGTAAGGAAGGTGGGGTGACCGAAGGGGAGTTCGACCACGATACCAACAAGAAGGCAATCGTAGACGAGGAGAACGGACAGAAAGAAGGGGAGCTCACAGGTGGGGAGATGGTGCTCAACCCAGAGCAGACCGACGGCATTACCACGCTAGTAGAGAAAGGGGATGCAGAGGCACTGCTGATGTTCTTGCGTGACCTCCTCAGCCAACCGCAGTTCCAAGAAGCATGAGCAATCTACTGTTCACAGGTCAGGTCGCAATCCCAGATATCAAGGGGAGCGTAAGGGATCTCAGCACAATCCTGCAGAACAACACCATTCTGCAGCAGAAGCAGCTCGAGGCACAAGCCAAGCAAACAGCAGCCACACAGAAGCTCAGGTCAGAAACCATGAAGTCTCTGTATGGGGAGGGGCTGTCAGGTGTTCACGAGGCTGCCCTCCCGTTCGTTCGTCAAGCTCTCGACGAGGTGGCCTTGCAAATAGACCCACTGCTCGACCAAGACGGTGGGGACTTGCTTGCACAGCGCATGATTCGCAATGCCATTGACAGCGTCGCCCGATACAAAGACGACGATGCGTGGCACGATGCAGAGCAGAGGTACATCGCTTTGGGTGATACCACCACTGCAGAATATGCCAAGGTCAAAGGGGAGCTCGGCCCAGGCATGCGCCCCGTTACCACCACTGACGCCACCATGCTCGGAGATATCGCTAGGGGTAGAGGGGTGCGAGGTATGCGCAGCGTAGTCAACCCTGACGGGACCTTTAGTATCCGTGGGTTTGATAGTGATGCACTAGAAGAAACAGATATATCGCAGATGACATGGTGGAACAGTGAGAACCTGTTCAACAACTCTGTGCAATACGCTGGTGTAGAGGTGGCTTCTTTACAGGAGCAGGGGGAAAGGTGGAAGGTCCAGGCCGAAAAGGATGGTCCCTACGATGCTGCCTCTGCTCGCAGTCACTTCGAAAACTACGTGAGGCGAGACGGGGAGTTCTTTTTCCAAGACTTCCTTGGCTCTACCCCTGATAGCGAAATTTTTCAGCTCAGGCTCTCTGCTTACGCACGAGATAGAGAAAAGTTGTTAGGTCAATTCACAGAGCTTGATGACAGGTCTCTGCTTGATTTGTATCAGCTCCGAGAGAGCGACTTCCAAGGTAGAGACACACTGCGTAAAGCAATCACAAAGTCTTTAGATGACGCGATTGACGAGGCTGTTCGTTACACCCCGTACACAACAGATGACGATGAAGACGGTGACGGTTTCTCCCTTGTTGATCACATCAAAAACAAAACCCAAGTAACAGACCAACCTGGTTTCGAGCGTGTGTTGTTACCTGACGGGATTACTGTTTTTGAAGATTGGGAATCGACTGATTTACCTACAGCCACTATCAACGTGAGCGAGGTCCGCCCTAAAGATTTGCCTGCTGTTGAAGTACAGACTCAGAGTGAGGAGTATGCAGAGTACTTGGAGGACCTAGAAAACATGGACCAAGTTCAGCTTGATCGTAAATACGGGACTTCTCGACCACGACGGAATTTGACAGGTAGGCAGGTGCGCGGTTTTAGCCGCATTCAAAACCAACCCAACAAAATCTTTATTGAGGTTGAGGGTTTGTCGGGTGCTCTTGTCTTGGATTTGACCAACGCAAACGACGGAGCCTTGTTGAGCAGCTTGGCATCAGGGTTTGACATCGATATGCAACAGTTGTACAACTTGCTTGGAGAGAAACTGAATGCTGGTCAAGAGACATCGCCTGATGCAGACAGCGAACCACCACCAGGAGTTGGCGTGACACCAGCAGGAGGAATGAGCGGCTTTTAACTGATATTGAGATGAACGAAGAGGCGCTGAAAGTATTGTACGGCTTGGCTCAGGGGGACGGATATCAAAAGTCTATCGACGACTTCCAAATCCTGATGTCACAAAACGATGACGCTGTCAACACCATGTATGGGTTGGCTCAATCTGATGGGTATACAAAAGACATAGACAGCTTTAGAACCCTCGTGGGTTTTGAAACGGAA